CCGACTGAGACGCCTACGCCTACTCCGACTGAGACGCCTACGCCTACTCCGACTGAGACGCCTACGCCTACTCCGACTGAGACGCCTACGCCTACTCCGACAGGTATATATATTAATGTTAACTATACATTTACACAACAGTCTATAACAACTTGGACACAGGCTGATACAAATCAAATAGTTGAAGATACAGCTACCGCATTAAGTATTTCTACAAATAATATAGTTGTAGTCAGTGTTGTATCGGGCAGTGTAAAAGTGAACATGAATATTACTTATAACACGCTAGAAACCGCCACATATGCTGCCGTGTATTTAAATACACAACCTATGATATTCAATTCATCTTTAGGAAATTATGTTACACTCGCTATAGTGAAGTCTCCAGCTGTATCCAATATTTGCTTCCCTGCTGGCACCCCTGTTCTAACAGATCAAGGAATAATCAATATTGATAAAATAGACTTAACAAAACACACAATACATGGTGAAACTATTTTACATATTACCCAAACAATTACCCTCGACAAATACTTAATTTCTTTTCCTCCAAATTCTATCAAACTAAATTACCCAACTCATACCACTCTCATGAGTAAAGACCATCAAATCATGTATGATGGTCATCTCGTACCAGCCTATCGATTTCTTAAGTACTCTAAATTTATAAGGAAGGTAAAATACTCTGGTGAAGTCTTATATAATATCTTACTCTCAGAATATAGCACAATAAATGTGAACAATTTAATATGTGAAACACTCCATCCGAATAACATGATTGCCAAACTCTATATAAATAATTACATAGGCAAAGAGAGAAATAGGATTATTTAACGAATATTACATCTTCGTACTTTTCAAGTGCGTGCTAACTGTTACCTTTGCTATCGATAAAATCGACGATTTAATTGTGCAAAGATGTATATATTTCGAATAAATGAATAAGCTTATATAACATTATATATATATATGCCTTCTTCATTAATAATTCCATCTATTTTTATCACTCTCTTATTTTTTCTTAGCGGATTCCATAAAATAAAGGATTTCATAAATGTTACAAAGGGTTTTGTAAATAAAACACATTTACCGTTTACATTAGGGAAATTTATTATTGCATATGTTATTATATTAGAAATACTTGCCCCACTAATAATAACTGCGTACGCATATAATTATAATCCCACACTTCTTCCGTATGCACGATTTTCGATTATTGCTTTAATTATATTTACAATATTAGCAACAATATTATATCATTTTCCTCCTAATAAAAATAATTATTATTCATTTATGTCAAATCTCTCTACTATAGGAGGATTGATGTTGCTTTATATGACAATGTAGAGAATGTATTTTGCTACCCATCCTATAATCCTCGCATCTTCACATCATTCCATCCCTCCATCGGTTGGGTTTTGGTCCAACCTTTTGCCAAAAGGTTGTTTTCAAAAGGTTGTTTATAAAATTGATAAAACATAATAGAAATATTATCAGTTATAAATATATACAAATGTCAAGTTTAAATACACTTATCAAAGTTTATTTAGATGATTTATTCAAAGTCGGTGCAAATACTGAACTTGAATTAGAAGTAAAGTTCGGCACCCGTGGTGTTAAACCCATTGATCGTTTACAATATGGACAAGTTATTCAAGGGCTCATCTCTCATGGATTTGTTGCCAAGGACAAAGATAATACCAATAAATATCTGTTGCGCATACAAAATGAGTATATCGATGTAACCACCGGCGAAGTCCGAGCCTCCAATCTCCGGACGGAAATCAGCGGCTTGCATAATGTACAAACCTATTGTAAAACGAATCGATTAGATGGCATTATTGATAGTGGTTTGTCCTATATCCAAAAAGAAACTTATAAACGCAATAAAGTCCCGGTCTATCCCGTGAATGTCGACGATTTCAATTTTCGTTTATCCCTCAGCAGTGAACACCAATTAACCGCTTCTTCAAATATGGTAAAAGATATGTTGGAAAAATGGAATGATAATAAGAAAACCTTTAGGTACTTGAACCGTTATAGTTTGAAACATCCGGATCTTCCCTTTATTGTCGATTTGAGTATTGTCAAGGAATCGAAAAAACAAGGGAAGAGTTATGTCCCTGAATACAATTTTCAAGACTCGGGCGTTTTATTAAGCCAGGAAAAATATGAAATTGAGATTGAGTGTATTAATTCTCTCATAGGCATCGGGACGCCCTTTAGTACACCGGCATTACTAGAGAAAGCCCTCAATCATGTCATCAAATATGTTTTAGGTGGTTTACAGGAGACCAATTATCCGGTGGCTTATAGTGAACAGAAAATGATTCTTTATGAATACATGCAACTGTTATGGCACCCGGAAAAAAAAGAAAGAAAACCTGTCACTGAAAAGGACATAGAAAGCCTGCGCGTTGTGCCGAAGAATTTTGTCGGTCCCTCTTCTTATACGCTCGAAATACCTAATATCATGCCTTTAAATACAGATATGGATGTACCGAATATTCGCAAGAATTACACAGTGACGGATAAAGCCGATGGGGACCGGAAGTTGCTCTATATCGCGCCGGCATCCGGAAAAATATATTTAATCAATACGAATATGGCAGTCCAATTTACCGGGGCGGTTACGCGCAATAAAGATTTATTTAATACTTTATTGGATGGTGAGCATATTTTGTATAATAAAGATCGAGCATTTATTAATCTCTATACGGCATTTGACATCTATTATCTGAAGGGGGAAAATGTCAGGATGAAAGCCTTTACTCCAACTGCAAGCACAAGCTCAGCAGTCGATATTTTCCGCCTTCCTTTATTGATGAATGTGATTAAGAAGTTAATGCCTGAGTCGGTTGTGAAAAATAAGAAATCCGCGATGCCTTTACCCACGCCCTTACGGATTGAACATAAACGATTTTATTTAGGCGATGAAAATCAGACCATCTTCCAAGGCTGCGATGTAATTTTAAAGAAAGTCGCGGATGGTTTATTTGAATATAATACGGATGGTTTAATCTTTACGCCGGCGCATTTAGGCGTAGGAATGAATAAAGTAGGTCAGGTCGTCAAACCTCTGAAAACCACCTGGGATTATTCTTTCAAATGGAAACCCGTCGAACAGAATACCATAGATTTCCTTATTAGTGTAAAGAAAATGGCAAATGGTAGCGATTATGTAGGCAATAAATTCGAAACGGGTATTAATGTTGCGCAGGCGGCACAATTGACACAATATAAGACGGTTATTTTGCGCGTCGGTTTCGACGAAAATAAACATGGTTATATCAATCCCTGTCAAGATGTTATTAATGGACGAGTTCCTACATTCGAGGGGGATATTGATGACGAGGATACCTATAAGCCAGTGCAATTCTTTCCGACGCAACCCTCCGATCCGCTCGCAGGTATCGCCAATATCTTATTAGAATCGAGCCAAGGCGATGAAAAAGTCATGTTGACGGAAAACAAGGAAGTCATTGAAGATAATATGATTGTGGAATTCAGCTACGATATATCACAAGAAGAACAATGGTGTTGGAAACCATTGAAAGTGCGTTACGATAAAACCGCGGAGTTTCGCGCCGGTATGAAAAACTACGGCAATGCATATCATGTAGCAAATAGTAATTGGCGAACAATTCATACCCCGATTACCAAGGAGATGATTACTACTGGTTTAGAGATTCCGACGGAAATAACGGGCGATGATGATGTCTACTATAATCGCACATCGAGCAAAACGAGCACGCAGGCATTGCGTGATTTTCATAATCGTTATGTGAAAAAATCCCTGCTCAATAGTGTGGCAAAGCGTGGCGATACCTTAATCGATTTAGCGGTCGGCAAAGGCGGCGATTTCCCGAAATGGATTAGCGCCAATCTCCGGTTCGTCTTTGGGGTCGACATTTCCAAGGACAATATACAGAATCGTTTAGATGGAGCCTGCTCGCGATTCTTGAAGAATAAACGACATTTCAAGGTCATGCCAGATGCCTTATTTGTGAATGGGAGTTCGAGTGTGAATATTAGGAGCGCACAGGCAATGTATTCAGATAAAGATAAACAGATCACTAAGGCGGTGTTTGGGGAAGGTGCGAAGGATGCCAAAGAGTTGGGACAGGGTGTTTATAAAGAATACGGTATTGGCAAAGACGGGTTTGATATTTGCTCAATTCAATTTGCTATCCATTATATGTTTGAAACAAATGATACATTACAGAATTTCTTGCGGAATGTATCGGAGGTGACAAAAGTCGGAGGGTATTTTATTGGCACGAGTTATGATGGTAAAGTGATGTTTAATATGCTGAAGAATTTGAAAGAAAATGAATCTACGAGTATTATGTCAAGCGCAGCGGGCACAAGCGCAGCGGCAAGCGCAGCAGCAAGCGCAGCAGCAAGCGAACAACAAACCAAAATATGGGAAGTTACAAAACGCTATAATCGCACTACATTCGAGGATAATGTTAGTTGCCTCGGTTATGGTATTGATGTTTATCAGGAATCGATTAATAAGACCTTCCGCGAATATTTGGTGAATTATGATTATTTAACGCAACTCATGGAGAATTATGGTTTTGTCTTATTGAAGAAGGATGAATTAAAAGGCTCGACTATTAATAACAGTACAGGTTTATTTAATGATTTATTTATGCAAATGAATAATGATTTAAAACGTAATCCACGTTTAGCCTCGGAATTTAAAGAGTCGGCAAATATGACTCCTGGTGAACGACAGATCTCTTTCTTAAATAGGTACTTTATTTATAAAAAAGTGCGAAAGGTGGATACAGAAAATGTGTTTTTGGGTTTAACGAATCGGACAATTGCGGAAGAAAAGGCGGCAGAAGAGGAGACAAAACGGGCACAGGAAGAAGTATTGGAGTCAATTAAATTAAAACCAGCGCCAGCAGCAGTAAAGGTGAAGGGCAAGACGAAGAAGGTATTGAAGTTGGTGGAGCACTTTTAAACAACCTTTTGGGAAAAGGTTGAACCAAAACACAACAAAATTACAACAAAATTACAATAAAAATACATATAAAATTACAACTAATTTTACATGTATTTTGCTGCACTTTTTCTAAAAGTGATTTTTAAAAGGTTGCATTTTGCTGCACTTTTTCTAAAAGTGCTTTTTAAAAGGTTGTTTTTTGCTGCACTTTTTCTAAAAGTGCTTTTTAAAAGGTTGTTTTTTGCTGCACTTTTTCTAAAAGTGCTTTGGGTAAAGTATATAAATACTTCTCTCTATATTTAATTACCTGCTTAATGAGCGTTTATCTTCTACCATCTATTATATATACACCAGATTTACATAAATATATTATACCGAATTTTACCAATACAAATGCGAATGCCAATGCGAATGCCAATGCGAATGCCAATGCGAATGCTAGTGCGAATGCAGGAAAAGTCATCATCAATAAAACCCTCCATAAATACTTAAATACCTTAAAGGCGCAAATCGACGAATGTGAAGTTTCCTGGGATAAATTCAAAAAATACACAAATCCTTATGAATTCATTCATACAGTAGTACCGAATACCCGTCAATCAATTTCTTCATATAAGCCCCTATCCCGTTCATTTTTTAAAATGATTGAAATGTCAAACATGTTGAATATTTTACAAGACTTGCCCCAAAAGAATTGTAAAACCTTTCATTTAGCCGAAGGACCAGGCGGTTTTATTGAAGCGATGGTTTTTTTGCGTAAAAATCCCCTCGATCAATATTACGGTATGACTTTACTCGAAGAGCATAATCAAAATGTCCCAGGGTGGCGTAAGAGTAAAATTTTTTTAGATGATAATCCCAATGTTATCATTGAAAAAGGAATGGATGGCAAAGGCGATTTAATGAATGCCAGGAATCTACTTCATTGTTTTAAAAATTATAAAGGGCAATTTGATTTGATTACAGGCGACGGAGGTTTTGATTTCTCGGTCCATTATCAATCCCAAGAAATGGTGAGTGCATCACTTATTATTTGCCAGGTTAGTTTTGCAATTGCTTTACAGAAACTAGGCGGCACCTTTATAATTAAAATGTTTGATACTTTTAGTAAGATATCTTTGGATATTCTTTTTTTGTTATCAAATATTTATGAAACGGTTCATTTTGTCAAACCTAATACGAGTCGTTATGCAAACTCGGAGAAGTATATTATATGTAAAAAATTCAGATTGAATGAGAAATCGCGCCTGGAATTGATTAATTCATTCTTTAAATTAATTGTGCAAATGCATCAGGCTAAACAGGCACTGGGTCAGGTACAGGCACATCTCCAGGCACAGGTAATAATAGATTCCTTATTTAATTTTGAGTTACCCTATTATTTTCTCAACAAGATCGAAGAATATAATGCTATTTTGGGGCAACAACAGGTAGAAAATATTGGTACAACCCTCAATCTAATTGATAATAGTAAATATGACAAACTCGAAGTTATTAAAAAATATAATACGCAAAAATGTATTAGTTGGTGTCAACAGCATAAAATAGAATATAATTCTTCTATACAACCAAATAATATATTTCTTATGAATAAAAAACCACTTATTACGAAATAATAAATATCTATGGGTAAAATATGATATAATAAGTATCATCATCTTCTGCATTGTCGTCTGTATTAGCATTAGCATTCGCGTCTGTATTAGCATTCGCGTCTGTATCTGCTGCGTCTGTATCTGCTGTGTTCAATTCACGGGGATATTCAGTAATAACCGTCATCAATTGATGTCGCGGGTTAAGCTTAAACATCTTATTACACAATAAGCCTAGTGGGCAACTTCCAATTAACGTATCATTTTGATAAAAATCATGCTGAATAGGATAACTCATATTATAATTTATAAAAATATCATTATTTCCCCGCGGATACACATAAGTATTAGAAGTTTGATTGCACTCGCATGAGTCTAAGCGAACGGTTGAGGGCATATACAGCGAATTACAGGCATCATCATTACACAAAAAAATTGGTACAGGCTTAACAAAACTAATTGTCAGGAGCGGAATGAGAAACGAGAGATTCATGTTTATTATACATAGAATAATAAATCAGTTTAAATCCTATTTTCATATATATAATTAAGATGGAGACAATACTTAATATCTACAATATATTTAAAAAAGATCATAAAAAAGAACGTTTCGATATTATTCTTGAACCGCTGCAAGCTATGACTCAATTGGCGTTTTTAGCGTTCTATCCCAAAGGCAGTAAACTCTCTATTAATAACAATTTAATTTTTATTCAACCGACGACGTGGACCCAGGGTCTTTTACGCACATATAATCATGATAAACGCGATGATGTATTTTTCTTATTTAATGCGATTATGAGGTTTAATCGTTTTTACTCATATATGCGCGATGAGAATGATGATTTTCGTAATCTCTTTGAGTTATTAATATCATTGGGAAAATTAGGCATCGATAATCTTTTGCAGACTTATGCGAATGTTGATCAGGCATCCTTACTACATACATTACAAATGTATAGGACGATCTTGGAAAAACCGGATGTATTTTGCGGCGATTCGGAGAATTCTAAAAAAGATATTGATGAGGTCTTTATTAAAATTAGAGATATTTATACACCACATGAATTGAATATATTATATAATACTTTATTGATGGTGGATAAAACTCCGGAGAATTATGAGACTTATATGAATGGTTTAAATGCGATTATGCAGCCTAAATATGTGGCTATTAAAAAATGGATTAATGATAATATTGTTTACTAAGCACTTTTGCCAAAAGTGCAGCAAAACGAGAGTGGTTC